AGGGCCAATATCCCCCCGTCTTCCGTATTTCACGTTAGGAGCTGTCATGTCCTTGTTTGAGGAGGCTCCGAAGGGACGCCTGGCTGGCCTTGTGGCGCTCCGTGACCGCCTTGCGCGGGAGATTGATACCGCGGAGCAGTCGCGTGACGTTGCGGCGCTTAGCCGGCAGTTCAGTGATGTGCTTTTGCAGATTGATGAGCTTGAGGCGCCGACTTTGGAGAAGCCGCTGACTGCTCTGGATGAACTGAATATGCGGCGTGAGGCTAGGGCTAAGAAAACTGGATAGGTGATGACGTGGCTGCACTTCTTGGGGTCCAGGAACCTCGTGTAGCCAACTCCCCTAAGTCTCGCTGGTCCGATGCCGACGATTGCGCTTTCCTTGCCGAGGCTTACGGGCTGAAGCCGGATCCGTGGCAGTTGAATGTCCTGAATGCTTGGATGAGCCGGGATAAGTCCGGTAAGTGGCTTGCTGGTCGTTGGGGCATTACGGTTCCGCGGCAGAATGGCAAGAACGGCATCTTGGAGATGGTGGAGTTGTTCTTCATGGCCCAGCTTGGGCTGAAGATCCTTCATACGGCGCATGAGGTGAAGACGGCGCGTAAAGCGTTCCTGCGTATCGCGTCGTTCTTTGAGAATGAGCGCAAATACCCGGAACTTGCGGCGCTCGTGAAAGACATCCGCAAGACGAACGGTCAAGAGGCCATCGTCTTGCATAATGGCGGCTCGGTTGAGTTCATTGCGCGCTCTAAGGGCTCGGGCCGTGGTTTTACGGTTGATGTCTTGGTGTGTGATGAGGCGCAGGAGTATGGCGAGGATGCGCAGGCTGCGCTTCTGCCGACTATCTCTAGTGCCCCGTCTGGTGATCCGTTGCAGATCCTGTTGGGTACCCCGCCGGCGCCGAATATGGACGGCGACGTCTTCACCCGCATGCGTACGGCGGGCGTGTCCGGTAAGGACAAGCGCCTGGCGTGGGTTGAGTGGTCAGTAACGGGCAATGTGGATGTTGCTGCCCGTGACTTGTGGGCCGCTACGAACCCTTCTCTTGGGATTCGTCTGAATCAGACGACGATTGAGGATGAGTTCGGGGCGATGTCGCCTGAGACGTTCGCGCGCGAACGGCTGGGAATGTGGGCGTCTGATGAACAGCTTTCAGTAATCCACGCTCCCGTCTGGGCTGATCTTGCTGTGAGTATGGCGCCGGATTCTCCGGTTGCGGCTTACGGGATTGACATGAACCCGGAGCGGACGAAGGCGACTATCGCGGTTGGGCTTCGGTCCAATGGCGGCGTGCATGTGGAGCTTGCCGAGATGGGCGAGATTACGGAGAACACGAACGCGCTCATTGAGTGGCTGGTGTCTCGCGCGGGAAAGCGGATCCCGGTGGTGATGGACGCGTATAGTCCCGCGCGGTCCTTGGAGCCTGCCCTCAAGCGCCGTGGCGTGAAGGTGTTCGCCCTGTCGGGCAATGAGCTTATGCAGGCGTGCGGCGGCTTCTATGACGCTGCGGTCAAGGACGCTTCCCTCTCGCACTATAACCAGCAGCAGTTGAACGTGTCCCTCGCGGGCGCGAAGAAGGCGTCCCTCGGGGATGCCGGCGGTTGGAAGTGGTCGCGCAAAACTCTTGAAGTCGATCTAACCCCGCTCCTATCCGCGACTTGCGCGCACTTCGGTGTTGCGAAGTTCGCTAAACCCCCACGCAAGGTGCGAACTGGGGCCCTCGTTATGTAGAAGGTGGTTTCTTGTGATCGACACTCTTGTGGTGCCCGGCCTGAGTGTCGAGGACAACCAGGAACTCAACGAGTTGCTGCGTCAGTTGGGCTCGGTCGCTGGCATCAACGAGACTCGCCGCCGTTACTTCGAGTGCAAGCAGCAGGTTCGGCACCTGGGCATTGCGATCCCGCCGCAGTTGCAGTCGTTTGAGACTGTCCTCGGCTGGCCTTATAAGGCTGTGAAGTCGCTGGCGTCTCGGATCAAGCTGGGCGGGTTCGCTGTGCCTGGTGGTGATGGCGCTGATTTTGGGATTGACCGGATTTGGGCTGATAACCGGCTGGCGATTGAGGCTCATCACGCGCACATGTCGGCGCTGACCTATGGCGTGTCGTTTGTGGCTGTTATGGCTGGTGGCGAGGGTGAGCCGGCGGCTGTTATCCGCACGCTCTCCCCTACGAGCTCTACTGCGCTGTGGGATGCGAACAAGCGCCGCGTGCGCTCAGCCGTGTCGGTCATTTCTGCCGAGGGCGGCTACCCCACCGAGTTCATCCTGCTCCTGAGCGACAAGGTTGTTACTGGCCTGTTTGAGAATGGGCGATGGGCTACCGACTCACAGCCGCACAGTATGGGCCGCTGCCCTGTTGTGATGCTCGCCTATGACTCCTCGCCCGAGTATCCGTTTGGTCGCTCTCGGATCAGCCAGGATGTCCTGCGGATCACTGACGAGGCTATTCGCACTTCTCTGCGCATGGAAGTTTCGGCTGAGTTTTACAGCACGCCGCAGCGTTACGTTCTCGGCGCCGATGAGGGCTCGTTTGTTGGTCCGAATGGCGAGCAGCGCACCGGCTGGGAAGTCCAGATCGGCAAGCTACTCGCGCTCGGGTTGAACGAGGACGACGATAAGCCGACTGTGGGTCAGTTCCCGCAGATGTCGATGCAACCGCATGCCGAGATGCTGAAGACGATTGCGGCTAAGTTCTCCGGGGCCACGAATATCCCAGTGAACGCGCTTGGCATCATTCACGACAACCCGGCGTCTGACGCGGCGATGCACACTGCCTACCTGGATTTGAACGCTGACGCCGAGTCCGCTCACGAGCCTTTCGGGGCCGCGTGGGTTGATGTGATGCGCATGGCTGTGCAGATCACCGAGGGCTCAACTGAGGGCCTGGAGCTTCTGTCCACGAAGTGGCGGGATCCGTCCACACCGACGAAGGCTGCTCAGGCTGACGCGGTTACGAAACTGGTTCAGGCTGGCGTGCTTCCTCCTGATGCTGACGTGACGCTCGAAATGATGGGCTTTGATCAGGTCACCATTGACCGGGTCGTTGAGCATCGTAAGCGCGCGGGCGCGGGTGACAGGTTGCAGCAGCTTTTGGCGGTCGCGCAGGCTAATCCGGCTGCGGCTACTGCTGACTCTGAGGTCTCGCCCACTGGCGAGGACCCGGCTGCGTTGCGGCAGAAGTTCGAGGCGCTTGGTGTTGCTATCCGCGCAGGCGTCTCGCCCGAGTCGGCGGCTGATGCCCTCGGGTTGCCTTCGCTGAAGTTCACTGGCGCTGTGCCTGTTTCGCTGCGCTTGCCGGAGTCTGAGGCTAGCGGGCTCGAGGATTCTAGCGGCGGTAGTGGTTTCTGATGGCTACCGCGGCTGAGATGCGGGAAGCCAATCAGGCTCTCGCTAAGTTGGCGCAGCGGGATCTGATGGCGTTCTGGTACGGGCTTGGCACTGACGATCCGTTCAAGTTGCAGGCGGCTTTGCTGGACTTCATGCCGGATCTTGTGGCGACTTATGGCGCTTCTGCTGCCGGGCTTGCGGCGGACAGGTATGACGAGTTGCGGGCGGATTCGGTGGCTTCTGGGGCGTTTCGCGCGACCCTGGCGGAGCCCTTGCCGGGCGAGCAGGTTGAGGCCGTGACGCGCTGGGCTATCGGTCCGGCATTCGCCAAGCAGCAGGATCTTGGGGCGGCCTTGACGATGCTCACCGACGCGAGTCAGCGACTTGTCCGCCAGCAGGCTAGGAACACGGTTGACCTGAACGTTAGGCGCGACCCCGCGGGCGCGACGTACGCGCGCGTCCCGCGAGGTCGAACAACCTGCGCTTTCTGCCTGATGCTCGCTAGCCGTGGCGCCGTCTACGGATCCAAGAATGCAACCGCCGGCAACCACTATCACACCAAGTGTGACTGTGAGGCTGAGCCGGTTTGGAGTGGCGCGGACATGGAGCGGCTAAAGGAGCAGGCGGGCTATGACCCGGACGACCTTTATGACCAGTACGCGACCGTGCATGAGGCCGGCATGACCGGCAAGGAAACTGCCGCGGCGCTACGTCAAGCGTTTGACATCAAATAACTTCCACGGTTCTCCCGTGAAGCGGTTACGCACGCCGTAAGTGTGGCCTATCAAACAGCCGACAGGCTCTAAACGGATGGATACACCTATGTCTGATGACATTACCGCTGACGCGGGAGAACACACCGACGAGTCCACCGAGGAATCGTTCAAGGCGCCTGCCACGCAGGAAGAACTTGACCGGATCATTCAGGGGCGGCTCGACCGGGAGCGCAAGCGCTTCTCCGACTACGACGACATCAAGGCTAAGGCCGCGAAGTACGCCGA